ATTTTAAAGGTCCGACTGGAAAAGTGTAATTCGTTCCGTTTATATTAACATAAATGGTTGAGGTTGCATCAATTCCATCAATATCTACCAAATTGCAAGTAATGGTCATTCCTTTTTCTTGAAAATTATCGAAACCGTCAATTAATTTTATTGACTGAGATCCTTTGTTAAATTTAACCAGAGCACTGAACGTCATGTTCGGTGTATTAACCGTGGATGCAAATGATTTATAAACTACTGCATTTTCTGACTGTTTGAATTGAAAAACTCCAGTTGAAAATTCCGTAATATCTCGACGATCGCTTGCACTAAATCCCAAGTTCTTATAACCTTCAATTGCAACGTATTTTCCGGTTGCTGGATTATATGAATCCTTTGGACCATTCATTTTAACTGGTAAAAGTTTACCCGTACTACTTATTGTGGAATCTCCGGTATTCAGTCGTCTGGCCGTCCAGGCTGTGTAAATTTCGCTGTCTTGATAGGCATATATCGTATAAGGTTGACTAGGAGTAAGTTCTTGATCAGCAGCCGTTCCATCAGATACTACCGAATAGTTAACGATTGCTGGTTTAACTCCGCTCATATCATAATAATATTCAATCAATGGAGCGTAATTAAACGTGTAGTCCAAAATCTTATTACTTAGGTCAGGATGAATTGATCTACGAGTCTCATCGAACTTATGAGATATTGTCTTGTATTGTTTCTTATCTAATGCATCCTTCTTTTGAACTTCTGCCGGTTTTCCAAAAAGTTCATCGCTTGACATGATGATGTTATCTAAGAATCGACGATCCTCAGTTTTCATCAACATATCAATGTTTGGGCTAAATTTAGTTAATTGTATTTTCCAATAGAGAGGTTCCATCATGAATCCTCTAAACAGATAAGATCCTTGAATTTCGTACATTCTATTGGTTAATGGAAAGTACATGTAATCTCTTTTACGAGGCTGGGTGTCCGGTCCAAATATTGACTGAAAGTATATGTGATCAATATGAATCTCAAAAGGAATTTCAAAATCCACTCCGAATTCAGTGAAATTTGGTTTGTTATCCGGGAAAGTATTATTAGGCACGACTACCTTAACGCATTTGCGATCGGTCGTCTTGAAAAGGGTCCATTCCTTAAATATGAAATCTCCACCGTCTCTGTCAGGTTCAGTTTTAAAGTAGACAACTTCATGGCCGAATAGTTTATTGGTCTGGAAACTAAGTTCCTTTGCGATACCGATTGCTGTACCAACCTCATAGGGTTTAAAACTCGCTTCTCTTTCCGCAATAATGGCTGGGCATCTTTCGGTTGAACAATAAACGGTTGGTGTGAATAGCGATTCAGCAATGTGGGTGCTGTTTAATCGAAATTTAACTGCATTGACCGTTAATGGTGTAGTTATCTGGTTGTATGTCGTATCATCGTACTCGTACTTTACTTCTAAAAATACCGGAGCATCACCGAAGTCCAAAACAGCGAGTTCGCTTAGGTCAGATGGTGTGAATGGATACCATAGTGACCAGTTTCCACGGTCCGATGAGTATCTCATCTTACGAACAATATTTGACAAGTTAGCACTACCTAGGTCAAGGTCCTCATCGAAACCCACAATGTTCAGAGCACCGGGCACAGGTTCTCCAGTAGAAAAAATTCTGTAATTCTTACTGAATGTGATGGTGTTTTTTGGAGGTTCCGGAATTACCTTGTAGGTGACTACTTGCATTAAAAAATCCTTTTTGTTATTTATCGCAGCGGATTCAGGTTTTAGCCGTGAAATAAATAATAAGAAAAATCGGGGTACACATGAAGCCTTTAAACCCCAAGCTTGTTCTAGACCCAATGTGGCTCTGTCAAGCTAACTTTGTTGACCTAGAGTATTACACGTACATCCTCTTGGACGCGAAGCAGAAGTATCTCACTAACTTAGACAGTGATTTTTCCAACTTTTATGAAATAGTTTTTCATTACCTAAATTTGAACACAGTGATTGCTGATAAAAAGGTGTACGATTCACATTTGAATGTGGTCAGGTCACATGAAAAGTTAATGGAAATAGTATCTCAATTGGCCCAGCCGGATGACTCTAATGGTAAGGATATCATTCGAGCATGTTCGTCAATCTTATCTGAAGTAATGGCATCATACCTAAATAAACAGATTCCAGTTTTAGAACACATTCATTTTCATCTAAATAATAATCAGATCCATAAGCAAGACGTGATCTATATTGTGAGTAAGTCCACTAAATTAGACAGGTACGAGGTTTATCGATTGAACCTAAAGAGCAAACGTAGTCTCGGCTATTCAATCACTCGCAAGGCCGTATTGGATTTACCAGGACTAAAGAATTCTGAATTCAAGGATCGCCTGCTTGAGGCAAGGCCTAATCTGGCTGATTTTAATCCTGATCAAAACGTGATTGTTGTTTCAGGCACGGATCATGTTGTTCTATCTGACGGAATTTGTCTAGCCAAAGACATTATTCTAGTCAATCGTATCATGAAACCCGTCCATGGATTTGATCCTAATGTTCTACTGGATTACAGTCGAATGCTCGAAAAAAAGAAGGCTATTCCATTTAAGCTAAAGGCATAAGTAGAGTAATTGACTCAGTCTTGGTGTCTTCAGATATGGCAATGATAGACAAGAAATATTCACCAGGCCAAACGATCTCCCCGTTCACTAAAAGTTTACGGTCTTTGATCTCATAACCTTCAGGTAAAAGAGAGTCCAAAATTGGATCGATTTGATCAAACAAATGAGTTGACATGATGTAATCATCCGCGCTTGAATCAATTTCTGCTTGAGTATTGATTATTGGATGTTCAGTGTCTATTTTCATTTCGTCGAGATCAATGATCTTCATGAATTTAATTTGTGCTTGCAGTTTCATTGGCTGTTTTATTTTTGTGTTTTAGAATTTCCACACTAGGCTGAAAGTTATTGTGCGTGTACCGAGGTTCAAAGCCAATGGATTGTCTACTTGCGGAGTACTGGTTGCATAACCAACAAACCACAATTTAAACGAAGTTAATCCACTCGTGCTATGGTGATAACTGTGCACTATGTTTCCGGTTCTTACATTGCCTGAACCAAAGAAACGAGTTGTTTCCATTAAACTAGAATCATTATTTACTTCGGTCCATACTCCAACCCTAGCATCATTAAGTTTGAAAGAACTTACACCTTCCGGAAGACCTGACACTACTATGTGATTACCAGCTGCAATGGTGTTAGCAAAACCAGGACTACCGTTTTGCCTGATCCAACCATGTACATGAAGGTCTCTTCCGATTCTGGTCCATTGGCCTCCGCTTGCAATAGTGGTATGTGAAATATCACCAGAAATGAGCGGTGCCCACTCTCCCTCTGCGTATCGATCCAGAGTATTGAGGTCTGCGCTTGAAATGAAAGAAGACGGAAATCTTAAACCCGAAGTCGCTGCACCGTTATTATCTAATGTGAATCTTGGAGTATTGGTTGTGTCTAATACTCTAACAGTTTCAGTATTTGCAGCGAATGGACCGAATGAGTTTGCGTTTGGATAAACGGTGAATGATGCAGGCGAAGTAGCTGATTCCGGGGCTCCAACAAATACGCCATACGCATTCTTGTAATCGCCATCGCCTGATGTGACTGATTGTAAGTACACGTTTCCTTTGGTTCCAACATCAAAGCCAAATGAACGACCGTTTCCACCGGCAATGCTAACCTTTCCTCCAACTGATGCAGCGAATCCTTGTAATCCAGCTCCTCCGTATAGTCTAATGGTTACGCCGACTGTATCTAATGGGTTAGTTACGGTTCTTGGAGCAATAAGCACATTACGCTGAGAACTACTAGTCTTTGCATCATCCCAATCGAATATTAAACTTCCACTAGAGTTGATATAGGCTCTACGCTCGGACCCTAAAGTAAACCGGCTAACATGGAAAGCAACTCTAGTTGCCTCGTTCACTCCAATTAAGCTTAGTCCACCTGGATTCAACTCGTAACCTGCGTCCACTTCAAGTATTACACCAGCAAGATCAGTTGTGTTAGGAAGAATTGGACTTGATGGAGTTCCGTTAAAATTCTTTTGCGCAGATATTCCACCGAATCGAGTTCCTTCAATCGGATCTGATGAAGTTGAAATACTTCTGAAAGTCAATAAGTAGCCGCTTTGCTCATCAATCGTATTTGTTCCAGCTGCTGGATTTTTTGAAATGTATACACGATTGTCGTTTACACCACCCAGCGGAACACCTAGCGCATTAACTCTGGTTGCAGCTAAATTAATATTCGTACTTTGTAATTCAAGAAACGTAACTCCGTCTACCACTAGTTTGACTTTATTTGAGTCTGTGTGATCGAAACCGAATCCTACATACGCTAATGAGCTTGACCCACTAAATACGGTACCGCGCTTCAAAAAGATTCCGTCTATTTCAATTGAGGTAGATTCAGTATTATCAAGTATGAAACTATTTGTGAACTTCATTTCAAGAGTTCGACCGAATGCCTGGCTGACTCCAGCTTTATTGATCTTCCATACGTGTTCGCTATTTCGTCTTGGAGCAAATGATTCAGTCACTTCAGAACCGGTCGATGAAATATCGTATTCTGCTCTAAGCATGTAATTTCCAGGATTTGAAGCAGATCCTCCACTTATTGTGAATCCTCCGATTCTGTACTTTCGGATTCGTAGATTTTCAAAACTTGGACTAATTACGAAGTTTTGAGCAGTTACTCCAGGATAAGCAGTCGGTAGCGTATCGAGAGATCCTAATTCTAATTGACCTCGATATCCCTTGGCGGTTGAGCTTGTTTCAAATTCCTTGGCTGGTGTTGCAGTATTATTGTAAAATGAATATAGTGAAAGGTTTGCAGTTTGCGGAAAAATTCCTTCAATTGCAGCTGGGTAAGTTATGAATTTATGAGGAGTTCCTGAATTTCCTAAGCCTGTCAAATCAATTACCGGAGTACCTGCAATTGACTGGGCAGAAGTTTCACAAAGGGAAAAGACTGTTGAGCTTGCAGCATATACGTAATATCCTCCATTATTGGTCAAACCTCCGATTGAAGTACCTCCCTCATTGGAGTAGGTTACGAATTGTCCAGTAGAGAGTCCGTGACCTGCCGATATGGTGATCGTGTTAGAGGTTAAACCGACTACAGCGGAACTGCTTGCATTGAAAGATAATTCAGTTGAGGAATTTGAAGGAGCTGCAATGCTTGAACCTACAATCGCAAGCGATCTTGTCTTTAATTCATTAAAATTATAAAGAATCGTTTGGTAATTATTTCCAAGGCCAGAAATCGCAACGTTTGGATCACCGGTTGTGCTGCTATTGGTTAGATCCAATCCAGCAGTTACTCTAGGTTTTACAATCCTTGAAGTTGATCCAAGTCTAACATACGGAGAAATATTTGTACCGAGAGCGGATTGAACTAGTACGTTAAAGTCGGTCAATACATCCCAACCATAAATATTTGAACCGCTAGTAGCAACCTTCTTAAGAACTTTATCTGCGGTTATTAGAATATCTCCATTTGAAAGTCCGGTAGGAACCCCAGAAGGTATGCTGGCTGCAGCAGTCGCTGGAGTAGTACCGTAAATGGTCGAGCCGATTGGACCGGCTGGGCCGATTGGGCCGATTGGACCAGCTGGGCCGATTGGGCCGATTGAACCGGTTGGGCCAGCTTGACCTATGCCAAGCGCAATCAACTGGTTAAAGTTGAAGTTTACTTTGCTTGAGACCTCAACTTGGCTATCGGTTGCGAATATCTCCTTTAAATTTATAATGACTGCCATTAAATGAATTTAATTTTTATTTTTGGTACGATTTTTACACCCGTATTAGGTTTTATCAAAATAGATCCCTCAACTAGGTTCGATTTGGTATTATTTATTTTGACATTTCTAATTAAGCTATATCCTAGATCTCCCAATACGTCATACTCTACTTGGGTGAAGTTTACTAAGTTATTAGGTATTATACTATCGTTTAGTGAATAGAACTCAAATGCCTCAATTGAATATAACTTAGTTAAGTTGGTATCACAGTATTGTGCAAGATATTGTTCAAAAGTTAAGTCTCCAAAGAATTCTACGCTTGAGGTTATTAAGCTACCAAACTCGTCCTTAAAGAACTTTTGAAATTGGGCTCTAAGACCATTATTTGATAGGTGTTTAGTAATTAGGTCAGAGATGTTTAATTTAAACCTAACTTCATTTGTAAAAATTGAGTACACAAGATTGGCCTCAGACGCAATTGATGTTATGAAATTTGCATTGCTTACTTCAACAACGGTAAAGTCTTCAATCGTAAAATTCATTGGAACATTAATTAATTTAGAAACAAATGAATAGTCTTCGGTGACTCTACGGCTCCCAGGAATTCTTGCAAAATTAGTTTTTGTTGAATATTCAAAATGATAATTATAATCCCAACTTGAGGATAGGATATTTAATGAAGTTCGGTCGATTGGAGTTTCGCCAATTAGCGGATATTCGGCTGAATAGTTCTGACTATTCTCAAGATCAAGAATTGATGTTTTTGAATACTTTACAAATTCAAACTCCGGCAATATAAAGAAATTTTCAACTCGTGGATTTAAACATACGTTTGCACTAGTTAAATCATTGCCGTTTATTGAAAAATTGTATTTGAATCCAGCAATAGGCCTGGTGATAATATCATATTCTCCAGAATATCGATTCACTGAATACGATTGGGATGGAACTTCACTTAGAGTTACGCCAGCTGTTTGATTTATTTGACCTGACTGAACTGTCGCTGGGTCAATTCTAACAATTGTTGATTTTGAAATTTCATCCGCTACTAGAACTTCAATTGAGAGCTTTTTAGCGCTTAAATTAATTCCATCAGTATACGATTCCCAACTAATTATATCTTGCGATTGTTCTAATAGTTGAACGAATTTTGCAAATGAAAGATTTCCGAATAGTTTTTCAAAATAGTTAACTCCTCCAAATAGTTGGAAATGTTGAGCCTGGTCTATCCAAGTTGCAGAAGTTCCGTTAGGTACTCCGGCTCCAGAATAAGAAAATGAAACAGTATCTCCAAGGTTAACCGTCGATGGAATGACTAGATTAAAATCTTGTGATGCATTCTGAGTTAGAGAGATTAGGTTTTGATTTGCTCCAAGTATACCGTCTTCAACAAGAGCAGAGTTAGACAAGTTAGTTGGAGTTATTGAACTTGCTGAGTCAATTTGTAATAGAATATTTTTGACGCCAGGTTTAATGACATAAAATGGTGAAAATCCTATATTTGATTGAGATATTTCCGAGTCGGCAGTTGAATCATAGTCGACTAGCCCCTGTAGCCTTTTAGTCTCAATGGAAACAGGCTGAAAGGTTAAAGGATCTAATGAAATACCGCTAGCTGATAGGTCAACGCCTCTTGATAGTTTAATAGTTGAGTACGCTGCTGCTTTGTTATTATATTTCTTGTGTTTTGCAAAATATAAAAAAGAGTGAGTCATGTTAGAAACATCGGTAAACTGTATTCGATAATCTCCAAACATTGAATCATAGTAGGCAGTATTATTTTCTATTGAAAATGTATTGGTTGCAACTGACTCTGAGTCATCTGGATTTGAAATAACCCAATTTGATTTAAAAATAACGGATGCACCCGTTGATAATGGAGTGAATACTCCACCGCTCGAATACGAAACCGGTATTGTGAATACTCCGCTGGAATAACTGATTGCGGAAGCGACTGTGTATTTTGCTTCCTCTATGCTAATATTTGTGATTCCATATATGATGCTAAATTCATTACCTGCTTGTAAAATTTGGGAAAGTTTATAGCTATGGTCTATTGCTCCATCCACAAAATATGGAGAAGTAGAAGCCGATATTTGACTAATATTTAAAGTTCCGCCATTTAAAGCACTGGTAAAAGCTGCACTTGGTGTAATTTCGCCAACACCAGCACTGGAAGTATCTAACGTCCAGCTGTCTTGAAAAGCTGACTGGATTTTAACGCATGGATAAGTTCCTTGGTTAAGCGGTATTGAAATTGCTTGCGAAACATTTGCGTATACTCGTTCCCCTAATCTATCACCAGTCACAATCAGTCCATTGTTTACATCTTCATATACTGGAGATCCCTCTGACGCAATGATGGTTGAGTACAGAGGCATTGGCGAGCTAGACGGAGAGATTACTGGAGCATAAATAATATGCACAGTTTTTCCAAGGTCAGCTGGAACAAGAGTCATGCCGTTTATTAAATTCAGATAGGTCGTTATGCTTGAAACAGTAATTGTCGTATCAATCGAATACTGGGTTTTTGGAGAGCGGATTGAATTTCTAAATACAGTAGTTTGATCTATTAAATCATTGGTTGGAGTTGACCAGTTCGATTGTAATAAAATTGGGCTAAGCTGATCTTTATGGCCTACTGCAACTTCTATTAGGACTGTTATTGTTTTAGCAGTCGTGTTCTCAATCACTCGATACTTAATCGGTTGTCTAGTTATTGACGGTACTTCTTTTACTGGCTTTAGCAATACGCTAAATTTATAATCCTCAAATCGATTAGTATCAATTACGGAATTTCCAAAATCATCTATTTCATAAAATCTAAACATTGCTCCCTTAAACAAGGTTTCATATTGTTTAGTGAACTTATTTTTATTCAATATAGAATATCTAAATTGAGGTCTGTCTACTTCCATTCCATTAACTTTAGGAATGTATGTAAAATATGTCTCAAAATATTGATTAGAGTTTATTAATTGATTGATGTCTAACGGAGAATCAAAATACGAAAAATTATGTCTGGCTAGTTTTGGGTCAATTGTATACCCAAAATCTGATTCAATATAGAACCATTCATGCGTTAATTTTTCAGGAGTTGGAGAAGATTCTCTATGAGACGGACCAAAGTTATCTTTACCGAACATTAAATCTGAGTTCAATCTATATGGATTATCTCGACTATCAGTTGAGTCTTCTAGACCCCATTTAGTTATGTATGGGATTACTCTACCTGCGGTTGCGTACTCTGAATTGAAATTTTCTAAATACACATGGTATTCGCTTGATACATTACCTAGTAAATATCGATCTCTATTTTGATAAGTTAAGTTTTGCGAACTTTGGTATGCGTGATTTGCTTTAAGCGCAAAAGGACCACTATAGTCAATTAGATCATTTGATCCATCGTAGTACGGAAGATCTAATCTATCTGGATATGCTGTGCTAGTTGGATCAAGCGTAGTATTTGGTAATTTCTTACCGTATATTAAAATAGCATCTCCTCTAACGACTGTGTACTTTGAAATCTCTGGAGTATTCTGCCAAACTAGAGGTCTTGTGCCTGCCCCGACCGATGCAATATCGTATAATACGCCATTTATCTCAATGTCGCCGTCACCAATTATTTGATATGTATACTTTGTGAAATCTAATAGGTTAACATTTGGTGGAATGTACACGTCTTTGTATAGGTCAAGTAATAAATTTCTTGAGTATCTAGTTGAGTAAGTTGAAAAGTCAATATCCATTATCTCAAATAGAGATAATACGCCGATTGTTGGTTTGTATAATTTTCGGATCTCGATTTTATCATAAATTACGTTAACCACTTCATCATCAACTAATTCAATGGTTGAATACTTATTGAAGTAGCTCATTGCTTCTTCCATCCCAGCTGAAGTTATCTCAACTTTAAATAGATCAAAGACTCTACTTACTCTACTGATTTTTGACCAATTAGTATTGGTCTTAACTACAATATTGTCTAATATCGGAGTTAGCTTTTGAATATTACCTACATCAATTAGAGCATGAGGTTTATCCAAGAAACCTCCATCTGCAAATACCGTAGATGAAGTGGATTCCCCATTAATTTTAAATGTATTTGGATTTGCTGAGATTACTCTAATTTTTAACTCACCATACGAATCTCCAAATTTACGAGACTGTATGAATGAGAAACCTATTTCACTCGGAACAGCAAGTATTGAAGAATCTCTTAATTCAATGGTTACTCCATATAGAGCTTCAATTATTTGATTAATATCAAGATCAGCATTTACGTATATTCTAGAACCATATACTCCTTCAACGTATTCAGTTCCGTTAAAATACCACTTACTGTTGTTTATTGACGAAATGTATTGTGTTCCAATTGTTGCTGGAGAATATTGAGTATTTGAAGGAGGGACAGAATTTGGATCGGTCGCTGAGAAGGTTATAGTAGGAATGTCAGGATACGACACGGTGTACGCAGTAGAACTAGGTAAGCTAGATGGGCCGCCTGTAAAATACGATTTTACAAAAATAACCTCGTCATATCGACCACCAATATCATTAACATCAAAACAGCTTCCACTTGGGTGATATATTCTAAGACGATCTAGGTGGTTTGGTTTATTAACTATTTGTAATGCAACGGTTGATCTAGTATCAATATCTGAAACGGCTGCAGTGGGCTGAGAAATTAAATCGGTTGGGCCGAATAACGTACCTAGATCAATTCGGACATCATCAATTTTAAATGTTACAAGAGATCCATCCTGATTCCAATCTTCTGGATTAATCAAATGAAGATCGCCAGTCTTTCCTTTAAGATATGGAAAAAATAAAGTCTCAGTAGATGTTCTATTTAGGTTAATATCGCTAAGGTCTTGATTTATTCCTTTACCATTTAATTTAACACCAGTTGAATTAGTTAGGATGAAAGAAATGTCATCGGACTGTGTATATTTAACCGGTAACGGTTGATCATTAGTTAATGGATTAAAATTTAATGTTTCTAATTCTATCCACGGATCACTAATTGTTGAACTTCGATATTCAAAAATTATTGGATTTATACGGTCTGCTGTAATGGTTAGAGTAGTTCCTTGAGGAAAGCTTGTGTATGTTCCAGTAATAGTCAAAACTCCACCACTAAAAGTTACTCCAGTAACCTCAATATTTCCAGATCCACTGAATGAAACATTTGAAACTCCTAAATCGTCTAAATTAGTTCCAGTTGCTTGTAAACTAAATGTTGAGCTTGGAGATAATGTGAGTTGATCTACTGCCTCTACTGCGATTACGTTTTCAGACGACTCTGAATACATTCGATCTAAATCAATTTCAAATTCTTCTAAATCAATGTCATTACAATAAAATCCAAAATATCTATTAAATTCATAAGGGCTTGAAGTCTCATCATCAAACAAAAATTCAATATTTAGTATTTTTGGGTAAACGATTCGGTTTCTTTCATACCCTAAAGTCACAAATTCCTCTATTTTTAATAGAGGTAAGGACCTGCTGAATACTGTACTCAATTGTTCAGGGATTTCAACGTATGTACCAGATGCAATTGATGCTCCTCGATATAATGAGTATCCATCAAGTTTATGATTAATGTACATTGGTTTTCTGGTGAACATGGGATTTTTTACCATGTTCTCTAGGTATTGACCAATTTTTGAAGTTTTACCTAAATCGAAAACCTTGACAATGGTTGCTTGTTTGAAGGCATCGGTTGCAAAATCCTCAACTGATATAGTTTGTAAAGTTTTACCTTGTCCAGCTGTGTAATTTGAAGGGCCGGGCATTTTGAAAATTACGAATTTAGTTGGAACAACTTGATCTAAGTATAACGGAGCAAAGTACGAAAATTTCTCAGCGTATTGACGGCTTGTTAAGTATTTTGCGCCACTTGTGTAAAGATCAAAATCAAACTGATCTTTAAGATCTTTTGCTACAGCGTTACGGCCAATCGTTGAACCTACTTGGTATGCAATTGATGCTGGGGTTTTTCCATTATCATAAAATCTATGTAGATTGATTTCGTGGCTTGAGTTTTCATTTATTGCAAATCTCTTGTACTTCTGATCAGCAAGCTGTTCATTTGCATTAATTGAATTTAACCACAAACCTCCATCGGAGTCAACTGTCAACTTGATATTGGTAGTTAACTTTGGATTAGTTCTTAGTAGTTGAAAGCTTACGTTTCTCTCAGCAAGTTGAGTGTATGTTACCACGAATTTATATTAATATTTTAATCTGCTGCACCGACCGCACTAAAGGTTGCAATATCAAGCTGGCTAAGTGGAACAACTACTGCTGTTTCTTTTTCATATTGTGTTCCAACAGTCACATCAAATGAGAATACTGAGCCTACTGAATATATGTCCAGTCCTAATTTCTTAGAATACTTTACATTTTTTAAACCAGTAGGATTCGCTAATCTCCAACCACCAATGTACCCAAGTTTATCAGATGCTCTAAATTGGAATATTAGAGGAATCTTAATTGCATTAGCCGCTCCGTTTGCAAGCGGTTTAGTTGCACCAGACGGGCTTAATCCTGCAACTGATATTGCAGAATAATTGGATGGTGCCATGTATAAGTAGGCGCCACATGTGTATTTTCCTATCAAATACTCATCATTATTTAAGAATCCGTTTTTGATAGGATACATATTGTCATTTAAACTAGCGGAAGGTGTACCTAGTGTTGGATTAGCAGGTCTTTGATACGCTGCTTGTTGTAAGTAGTTTGCACCAAACACATTCGTTACTTCAGCCTCAGTTATTTCACAGTGTATGGCTTGGCTAAACGGTAAGTATTTTTGAAGCGTGTCACCGCTTGCATAAGAAGGTCTAGCTGGCACCCAAGTTGATTGATTCCATGCAGTATCTATGAGCGGATGATCTTTATGTATGCAAAATTCGCTTAATTTACCTCCGCCGTTTGGTACTGATCCAGTCAATGTCCCATTCCATACATTTGCATTAGCGACCGTTGGGTAAGGAGTAACGGACAGTGTTGGATCAAATGGAAGATAGTGACCGTATGAGTAAGGCACGTAGGTTGAACCTATTAGCCAACCTCCGTAATTATAATTGCCAGCGTTGGCGTACGGATAAAATGCTGGTTGAATACCGTCTCCTGCATATAAATCATTTGCTAAAGTAATGTCTTTGTACCTAGCGTACATGAATTGGCTTTGAACTTGTCCAGATTGGTATCCATCTTTTTGCGCAAAGTTACTGATGGTTTGATCAGTTGCATTATTGATTACAATAGGAACTCGATCATACCTTAAATTCTTATGATAATTAGAGGTAGGGAACGCTGTTGGATTTGAGGCATCTGCTGGAACTCCAATTCCGCCAGCTAGAGTTGAAATTAATTGTAATGCAGTTTGTGAAGTGTTTTGTAATTGTACAATGTACTGAACGGCTACTACTTTTCCATGAGTGTATTGTACTGGAGTTACACTAGTGTCTTTGATTAGATCTTTATAATATCCAGCAAAAAGAGAAATTGAATCTCCGTTCTTTACTTCTTTTTCATTACCTAATTGATCAATAATACTTACTTTTAGGGCTCCAGCACCAGTAGAAATTGAAGTTTGAACTGCTGATAGGTCATCGGCAATTGCCTTTAGTTTTGTGTAAAGGTCAACAATGTTTCCATCGCTTGCAAAAAATCCGCTTGCTATATCTTCTGCTTTGTGAGCATAGTACTTGTCACGAGTCGTGAATGCGGTGGAAAGGTGAATGTCTAGTCCTTTTGAATTTAATTCATCTTGAAAGTTAAGTCGTGCCTCATCTGCGAATGCTTGTTGAGATACGATGGTTGCGTCTTCTACTGTTTCAATATTAGCTGGAAATTCAACAAGAATACTATCAGACCAAACTGATTCAATTGGAGAATCTGGCCAACCTGCTTCAGATAAACTCTTGATTCTGATTTCAATAACTTCGCCTTTTTTAATTGGAATGTCTAATTGGTTTGAGTTAACTGCATCTGGGTCAGCTAAATTTTCATCAGCCCATTCATAATAACCAGTTGATGTATTTAATTTCTTGGTTCTGGCCTTAGATAAGTATTCTCTCCACGGAGAGAATGCTCCAGTTACTTTATTTCCATTAGCATCAACGAACTCTATTTGATCGGCAGTTTTACTGCTACCGGTCTTACTTAGAGTACGATAAGATATTTTAAATTGAGCAACGTTTTGTAATCCGTGTAGAGTCTGTCTAGGTTCTGGAATAGCCCAAAAACCTCTAACTCTGTATTCTGGATTAGTTATGAAACTTGGAGTTGATTTGATTGATGTTGTAATATCCGACACTAGACTCTGCAAAGTCTTACTAAGAGTCAATCGGCGATCCGCATAGGTTTTTAAGTCCTGCTCGAGTTTTAGCTTTTGACCTTCATTTAATGAAGCATTTGTATTTAAGTTAGCTCGAGTTGCGCTAATTTGCTTATCAAGCTCAGAGATCTGAGATGAACTTTGCTCCTTTGCTGCAATCTTTTGTTTTACCGCAAGAGTATTATCAGCATCTTGTATATGCTGGTCTATTTGAATAACTTTAAAATTAGTAGCGGTTGCAACAACCGGATTTGGGCTCTCACCTAACGATGCAGGTAATTTTTTCTCCTTTGCATAATTCAAGAAAAGTAGTCCAAAATCTGACACAAAATTTTGGTAAAATTGAGTTAAGTTCAACTCTTTACCGTTTTGCATTGTTATAGTTAGATCGTTGGTGTAAATTCCAAAGCCTTGAGAGTACTGGTCGGTGGTTACGGCAAGCCTATCGCTAACTGGTCTTAGGAAAATTAGGTTTCTTTCATTGTATCCAACGTTTAATTGAACAAGCGTAGATCTTTCAAGAATCGGCTTGATTCTTAATTGGTCACGGCCCATTGCAATTCCACTTGAACCAAAAACGAGTTCAAGTACTATTGTGCGAGAATTAGTGTCAACTGATTTAATTATAAATTCACTATTATCTGTAGTGATTAAGTGATCTCCTCTCTTTAGGGTCTTTTCAATAGTTCCACTTGATGTACTATCAGTTAAGCCAACGTATTGTAAAGTATTTAGACGGTAAGTACGTATGCTAGAAGTCAAAGTTTGTCCACCGACTAGCTCAGTCTCACTGTCTTCTAAAATATCGAGAACGTCAAATGCTCCTCTAACCGTGTTTTTAGCTGGTGAAAGTAATAGTTCAGCAGTATCTTCAAAGTATTGAATACCTCGATTGTTTAGATCTTTGATTACAGCTGAATACAGTAAATCGTTTTTACCTTTATAAGTAGCATCAAAGTATTGAGTATCACTGGCAATTTGAGAAGTTATGATTACTCGGATAACTTCAAATTTATTAATATCTGGATCCGTTGTTATCGTTGATGTGTCGATATTAACATAGAGCAATGGATTCAAGAAAGATTCAAAGAACCAATTTGTTTTATAATTAAAGGCTGCCGGCACTGCGACTCCAGTTGAGCTTACTCTTTCTAAGTCATCAATCACAGTAGAGATGTCCTTTAGTTCAAAAGTTCTTAAATTACCGTCTTTATCCTTGACTCCTAATTGATTTGCATTACCGCTTAATAAGCTATTAAACTTTTCTTCAATATTTTGAATTTGGGTGTTTAGATAACCAAAGGACGGAATATTGTATTTTGCAGTAGATCCATCCTGTAAAATTTGAGTGACACTAACTGAATTGGCCTTAGTCGATAAGGACGTGTTAAGTTTAAGCAAGAATTCTTGCATGTTGTTAATATCAACTCCAAGCTCTGCTAAGTAATCGGTTAGTGATGATTTATCTGCCATTTAGTTTATCTAATTATTTTATCGACGACGAACGTTAAAGTTTTAGGATCCTTACATACTATTTCAATAATAGGTTTTCCAGTTCGGCCATACGTTGTTATGAAATCGGCTGAGGTCAATGTTGCAATTATTACGCTGTATTGGCTTCCTGCATTAACGATGTCCTGTGAATCCGTTTTTATTGTGATAGTGTAAGAATCTGGAATGATTTGAGAATCACAAACTATTTTTAATGATTGACCTGCCCTCCAAGTATTAAATGAATCATCAATGAACAACGTTAAATTACGGTCCATTGTCCACGGAATTGGATTTCCTGATCCATTAACTTTTAAGTGTCGAATTTGAGTTCCACCAATTCCTAAGCTTTCAGTTCTTGAACCTAGTGTATTTGAACTAAAGTCTGATTCAATGATTTTAGAAAAAGCTTGAATGTCAGAATAGAACGTGATTTCTCCAGGAATTCTCTTATCTAAAAAGACTCCATAGCCTGGTTTAAAGGAATCCGTATTGTATTTTATTTGTAGTGACGTAGTATTACTCAAGATTTCATCAATCCTTGCATTAGTTGAATCAATTAAATCCATTATTGCTGAGGCTTCTGCAAATGCAGCAGTTGAGGCAGCAACGGTAGTTTCAATCACGCTGATTCTAGTGGCTAGGCTTTTTAGAGCAGTTGTATTTAATAGAGCGTCTTTAGCTAAGTCAACTTCATCGGATAGTGTGTTAAGTTCTAGGAGCTTATCGTTAAACTTTGTCTGTAGACTTCGCATTTCGGTTAAAACATCAGTAAATAAATTTAACGAAAAAGTATTATAATCATTCACTGATTTTTCAACTGCCACATCTTCGATTGATGTATCGAACTTAACGTTAACTTTAAATGCAAATGAATTACCGTTTGTTTTATTGATTGTATCTGGTTTATTCTTGGTGATCATTGGAATAATGAATTCACTGCCACTTTGAACAACTTTATTTAAGAAATAAACACCGTATAAATTAGTTACGCTAACTGGCTCTGTTCCAGCAACCGCATTTGGTGCAGGATCATACACATCATAATAAATTAGGATTGCATTAAATTCAAAATCTTCATTTGTGTAACTATCATTTAATTGAGAGAAAGATTTAATGGCTGGATTTTGAGAAGCTATCAAATAGTTTGATAGATTAAAATCGATTACAACACCGTCTAGCGTTGAACGTAGATATTCTACTGTTCGCGTACCGCTATTGTGATTCTTGAAAATTCTTTGAACTTTAGGATTTGAACTTGTGACACCATACGGAGTTCCAAAATACGCAGCTTGATCTGTGTAGTACGAATTATTAATCGATGAAGCTCCCCACCAAAATCCAGTAGTTGTAGGCTGAACGGTTAGAGTATCAGAGATCTTTGTACTAACTGAATTTGTATCTAGATCATAGAATGCTTCAAGGCTCATTCCAGCAAATGGGTGAGTATCATTATAATGTCTACCGTTTAAGTACTCAACATCTAATGGATCGCCTGGTGTATTAACGATCAACATTCCAGGTCCGTAATTCTCATCAGGTTTTGAATTGAAAAGAACAGTTGGAGTTGAACCCACATTTGTTGGAACGTGAATGTATAATTCACTGTACGAATTATCTTTACTGCGAACTGAATTAACTACATCAATTTCTCCGATATACTTAACTACTCGATCATAGGTTGATAGAGTTGGATTGAACCAATCCTCAGCCCAGCGCTTTTCACCAGCAGGTAGAGTTTGAATAACCTCAGCTGACGTTGCATCTCTCCAACGGACTGCTCCTAATTCCTTTAGCCATTTCCAAAAAACTCTTTCTGAAACATTTAGTTTCTTTTCACGATTATAAGTTGATTGAGAAATTAATAAGCTCTCAAAGTTTAGAGCATAGTTTTGAAAACTATTAGCTAGGTTAATATTTTCATTAGTTGATAAGTTATTAAGCAAAGGAGTTTCACCAAGGGCTAGGAACTGAACTTTATTATCAGTTTGCATTGTTGCTGGAATCCCAATCTCTGGAATACGTAACAACGCGAACTTTGAAAATCTAAACTTATTTGTGTTATTATTAAACGTTAAGCTTAGGTCCTCAATAGCGCTTTGGAATGAATAGAACATTCCTTTCTGCGTCTGTATTGGTTTTATTAATGGTGCAACTGCCATAGTACTTAATTAAATTAGTTTACTGTTTTTATATTATGAGAGCTTGTGATCACGAATCTTGATGATGTGACGGTTGGAGCACCAATTGTTTCGTATTTCGTTAAGCTAACTGATGATCCAAACTTTCTTAGAGCAGTTCCTCCAAGATCGGAAGTACCTAATCCTGATTGAACATTTCCATTGAATAATTGGATGTAATGATTTGAAGAAAGTGCAGTGATTGCTGCTGTCGGAGTAGCCGCAACTCCTAATGAGCTACCGTCTAAAAGAACTGGCGTCCCAGAAGCAGTGTTTGTAAATCCTGGAACAATTTGAATAGCTCCCCAACTGGTAACAGCAACATCAACACTAGCAGAGGTTTGGTATTCTCTAATGATGACTGTAAAAGTTTGTCCAGGATCAGGTCTATCTGCTGGATCTTCATAAACGAATATGATTACTGGTTTTGATGAAGTTGGATTAGTATCTGCTGCTCTAACTGTTAAGTAGATGAATTGTTTACTTGACTTAGTTAATTTTAAAGTTCCGTAATAGTAATCAACACCGCCGGTGTTCAACGCCGTTGTTGTGACTACTGTATTTGTACTACCTTCTGTACTTTGAGTTATTGCTTGTTTTGGGAAAGCTGCTTCACCATTGAATTGTGAAGGTACTGAAACAGTTGAACTTCCAACGTAAAATCCATCCGCTGTAACACTAGCTAATGGAATTCCGATTCCCAATCTCTTAACTGCCATTGTGTTTGCAGTGCCGCTCATGTCAATTGTT